CGGCAAGTTCGCTGGCCTCATGGAAGCTCAGTCGAAGACCATCACTGGCCAAATCTCGAACATCGAAGATGCCATTGATTCCATGCTCAACAACATCGGCCAGCAGTCCGAGGGTATCATCAACGGCTCTTTGTCGGTTGTCGCCTCCTTGGTCGAGAACTATGAGAAGGTCGGCGAGGTTATCCTTGGTGTGATTGCCACCTATGGAGTATATAAGGCCGCTGTGATGACCGTCACGGCATTGCAAGCCCTCCAAACGGCTGGTGTCGGTGCGCTCACAGCCGCCGAGACTATTCACTACGGCTGGCTGGTGCTCGTTCAGAAGGCGCAAGCCCTCCTTAACGCCACCATGCTTGCAAACCCCTACGTCTTGGCTGCTACGGCTGTCGCTGGCCTTGTTGCCGCCTTTGTCACCCTTTATGATGCCACTACAGCAGAAGAAGCAGCCCAGCAATCATTCGAGAAGGCTTTGGAGGATGGCGAAGAGCAAATGAGGAAGTATAATGAGGAAACCGAAAACGCCATTAGTCTTGCCCAAAGTGACACGACCGCCACTGAAGACCGAGAGGCCGCTATGCAATTACTTATTGCCCGTTATCCCGAAATCATCCAAAAGTATATTGACGAGGAAGGGCACTTAATCAATATCCTTCAGCTCAAAAAGGAGATTGCCGCCTATGATGGTCAGAAGAAAATTGAAGACTACGGGAAGCAGGCAGAGCGTTACAGGAGGGTAGCGCAAGAAATCTATCCCCTCGTTAGAGACATGAAGCCTCTTTCGCAGGAGCAGCAGAATCTTTGGAATGAGGTTTACAACCAATACAAAGATGAGCACGGCACAGCCTTCTATAATAGCGGCGATTTGAGAGACTTTGCGCAGGGAATGTACCAAAGGTACAATCAGACATACGCAAGGGAGAAAACGAAGAGCCGTATCAATACCTTTACGGCAGAAGGTGGAAGTCTTGAAAAGTATAGCGATGCCCAGCTCAAATCCCTGCAAAAACGCCTCCGTGATGCCCAAACGAATGACAAGAAAAAGACATCGGTCTTCATCTCCGACCTCAATGATTATCTCACATACGCCGACCGCGAAAGCCTCCTTACCCGTGTAGAGGGTATGATTTCGGCACGTAATCAGCCGAGGTCAACACCGTCACAAAGAAAAGCGGCTCTCAAAAGGGAGCTGGACGATGCAAGAAAAGCCCTCGAAGAGTTTGACAAATCATCCACTAAATATACGGCAAATGAGGCCGAGAAGGAGCGCAAGAGGCTACTCGATGCTGTCGATGCCGCCGAGAAAGCATACAAGGCCGCTGGCGGCGCTACTTCAACGAGGGTTGGTAGGAGCACCACCAACAAGCTAAAACAAGAGCAGGCCGAGCGTGAGCGCAATCAGAGGGCATACGAGACGAAACAAAGGGAGTTCGCCAAGCAAAGAGAGCAGCTTGAAACTACGCTCTCCCAATCCTACGTTGACATCGAAGAAGATACGAAGGCGAGGGAGCTGGCGCAGATTAAGCACGACCATGAGCAAGAGATGGCTCAGTTCGAGAGCCAAAAGCAAGAATATATCCGCAAGAAGATTGAGCTTGAAGAGGCCAAGGCGAAAGCCGAGGGTAAGACCTATAAAAGCCCAGCCAATGCCGAAGATGTGCTCTCCGAGGATGAGGCAAAGCAGTTTGCAAACCTCATGGCCAATATCAAGACGAAGCAGCAGAAAGAAATCCGCGACTACCAGCAGGCCGAGGCCGATGCCCTTAACGACTATCTTGTGCAATATGGAACGTACCAGCAGCAGAAACTCGCCATCGCCAAGCAATATGCCGAGCGCATCCGCAAGGCTTCCACCGAGGGCGAGAAGATGACGCTTGAAAAGGAGAGGGATAACAAAATCGCTGCCGTCGATGCAAATCAGATGGCGATGAACATTGACTGGTCGCAAACCTTCAGCGGTGTCGGGAATGTTCTTTCGGACATAGCCCGTGAGACATTGCGCGAGGTTAAGAACTACATGAATACCGACGAGTTCAAAAAACTCTCTCCCGAAGGTAAGAAGGCATACACCGACCTTGCTGCCAAGCTCCAGCAAGAAGGAGCTGGCGAGGCAACCAGTCCGTTTAACTTCAAGATTTGGGGTACAATCGCCAAGAATGTTGAAGACTACCAAAATAGCGTAAAGGCTCTGAAAGCCGCCGAGGATGAGCACACGCAAGCAGTAGAGCGTCGCAAGAAGGCCGAAGAAGACTTGCAGAAGGCCGTCACTGAAGACGCAAAAATCATTGCACAGGCCAATCTCGAAAAGGCGCAGGCCGATGAGAATGAGACCGCCGAGGCACAGCGCAAGGCCGAAGAGAAAAAGAACCAGTCGCAGCAGGAGCTGAAGGAGAATACCGATAAGGCTTCAAAGGGGCTTAACGACTTCACCAGCGCACTCAGCGAGGTATCAAACGGCACTCTTTACGGCTTCGCCAATGGCATCACGAAGCTCATCACAAGCATTGGAGGCGCAAGCAAAGGACTGAGCGAGCTGGGCGGCAAGGTTGGCGGCATCATTGGTGCCATCCTCCAAATCATCGACGCTCTCGGCGATGACCCAGCGCAATTCATCGAAGACCTCTTGGATAAAATAGCAAATGTCATCGAGAAGGTTCTTGAAGACCTCCCACGAATCATTACAAGTGTTCTTGAAGGTGTCGGCAATATCGTTGCTGGCGTGGTTAAGGGCGTAGCCGGTATATTCGGAGCTGACCTTTCGGGCATCTTCGGTGGTGGTACTGAGAACTTCGATGCAGCCGTCGAGAAATGGGGCTGGCTTCTCGATACATGGAAAGATAATCTCCAGTATGAGAAGGAGCTGATGAAAGAGGCTTACGGCACCAAGGTAACGGACATTCAGAGAAAGACCGAGGCCGACCTGCGGCAGACGCAACAGGCTGCGGCCTCCATGTATCGAGGATGGGCATCTGATGGCGCAGGATGGTTCTCGCACTCCAACGGGTATGAGGCCAACCGAGATGCAAACTGGAACTATTTGTGGCAGTACGACCAAGAGCTTGCAAAGCGGATGGGAGCGTCCGAAAGAGATTTCTTTGGGTATAAATATGTGGCTGGAGGCGACATCTCCAACCTCTTCAACCTGTCCGCAAAAGAGCTGAAAGAACTGAAGCATGGCAATAGCCAGTTTTGGCAGTCACTCTCCGAAGAGGCGAGAAAGTATCTCGACCAAATCATCGAGCTTGAAGATGAGATTGAGGAACTGCGGAAGGAAACGATGGAGCAGCTCACGGCGACCTCGTTTGATTCGATGGTGTCGGATTTCCATAGCGCAATGATGACGATGGATTCTGACGAGAAGACGCTGGCCGATAATCTTCAAAAGTATCTGCAAAACGCTATTCTTTCGAGCATCATAGCAGAGAAGTACAAGCCACAAATCGAGCAGTGGTATAAAATGTTCGCTGCCTTCATGGAAGATGGTATGCTCTCCGATGAAGAAGAGAGGATGCTGCATGAGGGAGGCACGTTCAAAGACGTTACCACTGGCGAGATGATGAACGCGAATGGATGGGATAACATCACCGCACAAGGCTTGGCCGAGAGGAATATGCTGCGAGACAGGTTTGGATGGGGCGATGCGAGCACATACAATCAAGAAGCCTCCACTGGTGCATGGCAATCTCTTGGCGAAGAGACAGGGCAAGAGCTTAACGGGAGATTTGCCGCCTTGCAAGTATCGGGTGAGAAGATTGCCGACGGCATCGAGCAGACCGTTACGATGCTCACCGTCATCTCCACCCTCTCGCAAGAACGCAATACCACCGTCGCCGAGATTAGAAACTTGATGATTTTCGCCAATGCCTACCTCGAAGACATCTTGAAGGTCAACAAGGAGTATTACGCTGAGTTCAAAAGACAATTAGACAAAATTGAAAAATCGAAATAAATCATGGTTGGACTAACTATAAACGGAAAGGATGCCAAGGCCGCATTTGGCGTTACGCTCGATGAAACATCGCTCGGCACGTTGATGACACCGCCGCCGATGAAGGAGCGCGTTACAAGCA